GTGGCCGATCGGATGCAGCCGCCGAACGCGGCCGTGCTCGGGAAGCCGTTCACCCGGTTGTGGTTGCCGACCGGCACCACGTGCGCCGTTGACGCGATCGAAGTCACGGCACTGTGGGGCTGGTCTGCCGTACCGGAGACGATCAAGGAAGCTTGCCTCTTGCAAGCATCCCGTCTGCTGAAGCGGCGTGACGCGCCGTTCGGTGTGGCCGGCTCGCCGGATCTGGGCTCGGAAATTCGTCTCCTGGCGAAGGTGGACCCGGACGTGGCGGTCATGCTCAGCAAGTACGTCCGCCGCGGGCGGGTGGGCTGACGCATGGACATGGGTGCAGTCATGCAGGAGGTTGCCGACCAGCTAGACACGATCGCCGGCCTACGGGTGTTTGGGTACCCGCCCGATAAGCCGCCGCCCGCGCCGTCAGCCGTGGTCACCTATCCGGATGCGCTGACGTTCGACGGCGGTTACGGCCGCGGGATGGATCGTATGGACCCTAGCGTGGTGGCGCTGGTGGGGAAGGTTGATACCCGGACCACCCGTGACCGCATCGCCAAGTACTGCGCCGGCTCGGGCACCGAGTCGTTCAAGGCGGTACTTGAAGCCGGCACGTATCAGACGTTCGACTCCGTACGCGTTGCGTCGGTGGCGTTCGACATCGTGGCTATCGGTGCGATCGAGTATCTAGCCGCCACGTTCACATTGGACATCGTAGGAAAAGGGGCCTAGGGCAATGGCTTTCGTACATGGCAAAAACACGTTCATCAGTCTGGACGGCAAGGACCTGTCGGAGTACACCGACGCGTCCGAGCTGAACCTGTCTGCTGACAACCACGACGTGACGACGTACGGGAAGAACTCCCACGTCAAGGCGGGTGGCCTGCTGGACGGCAAGGCCACGATGTCCGGCACGTACGACAACACCGCGGTGACCGGACCGCGGGCGGTGATCAAGCCCCTGATTGGGCAGACCGTTCCGCTGGTCCGGCAGACCGAAGGCGTCGGGACCGGAAAGCCACAGGACACCGTGGACGTGGTGGTGACCGGGTACGTGGAGACGAACCCTGTTGCCGACATGGTGAAGTGGTCGTGCGAGATGGAGTGCTCCGACGACGTAGACAGCACCCCGCAGGCATGAGCGAGTATGCGTCAGCCGAAGAGCTGACCACACAGCGAGCCGGCGAAGAGGACTTCGCGCTGCCGAGCGGCAAGCTCGTGCGGGTGCGGGGGCTGTCCCGCGGCGAAGTGTTCATGATGCAGAAGAGCAAAGCGGACGGCGGGATCAAGACCGAGCAGGCATGGGAACAGCGCATGGTGTCCCTCGCGCTGTTGCAGCCGGCGCTATCCGAAGAGCAGGTGCGCGACTGGCAGCAGGGTCCCGCGGGCGGGGATCTGGAGGCGCTCGGGGAGAAGATCCGGGAGCTGTCGAAGCTTGGTCAGGGAGCCGAGAAAAGCGGCGTACCTGGCACTGGAGACGACACCGGGGCTTGAGTTTGAGTTCTACCTAGCCACGCAGCTAGGCATGACGGTCGGGCACCTGCGGGAAACCATGACACACGAAGAGTTCGTGATGTGGAGCACGTACTACGCGCGATTGGCGCAGCAACAGGAACTAGAGCGGCTGAAGGCAGGTGAGCGAAAGTGAGCGGCGAAGCGATCCGGGTAACCGGACTGCGGGAGTTCCAACGCAGCTTGAAGAAACTGGACGCTGAGCTGCCCAAGGCGCTGCGTATGGCGTTCAATGGCGCGGCGGACGTGGTGGTCAACGATGCGCGCCCGCGGGTGGCGAAGCGGAGCGGCAAGGCGGCAAGCACGGTCAAGGCTCGGTCCACGCAGACGGCTTCGCGGGTGGTTGGCGGTGGCAACAAAGCGCCGTACTACCCGTGGTTGGACTTCGGCGGCAGGGTCGGGCGGGCGCGTTCGGTCGTCCGGCCGTTCCTGAAGCACGGCCGGTACATCTATGACGCGTACTTTGACAACCAGTCTCGGTACGGGGAGCTGTTGGAACAGGGGCTGCTAGACGTGGCCGCGTCGGCGGGAGTGGTGATCGAGTAATGGCGAACAAGAATCAGGTAACCCTGACCTTTGCCGGCGACGAAACCCAACTGTCGAAGGCGTTCGACAACGTGGGGCAGGCAGCCAAGCGGATGGACGACGGCGTGGGGTCCGCGTCCAAATCGATCGGTGAGAGCGCATCGGGGTTCGACCGTGCCGGCGAAGCGGCGGACGGGACCTATGACAAGTTCGATGCGCTGGAGTCGGTCGGGCGCGGCACCACGGACACGATGTCTGGTCTGTCCAACATCATGAGCGGCAACGTGCTGCAGGGGTCCACCGATCTGGCGGGCGGTGTGGCCGCTCTGGCGGACGGGTTTCAAGGCGCGTTGCTCCCGGCAATCAAGGCGGCGGCATCGGGCGGGATCGCTCAGGCTGCCGCCACGGTCAAGCAGACCGGCGCGGCGATCGCATCGAAGACAGCGCAGGTAGCGGTGGCCGGCGCGTCAAAGGCGTGGGCCGCGGCGCAATGGCTGGTGAATGCGGCGCTGACCGCCAACCCGATTGGGCTGGTCATCGCTGCGATTGCCTTGCTGGTAACCGGGCTGATCATTGCATACAAGAAATCGGAGACGTTCCGCAACATCGTGAACGGCGCGTTCGGTGCCGTGAAAAATGTTGCTGTAGGCATCTTTCGGTGGATCGGTGACAACTGGGGCAAGATCCTGGGGTTCATGACTGCGCCGTTCTCCCTGGCGATCAAGCCGATTTGGAAGCATCGTGACTCCATCCTGTCCGCTATCAAGGCGGTGCCGGGAGCTATCTCCGGGTTCATGAAGAACGTAGCGAGCATCATCACCGCACCGTTCCGGGCTGCCTTCAACGGCGTGCGCAGCGCGTGGAACAACACCGTTGGCGGCAAGGGCTTCACGGTGCCGGGATGGGTGCCGGAGATTGGCGGCAAGGGCTTCACTATTCCGTACTTCCACACGGGCGGTATCGTGCCGGGTGGTCTGGGCTCGGAGTCCCTGTCGGTGCTGCGGGCCGGCGAGCGGGTGACCGCGGGATCGGGTTCGAGCGGCGGCGGGATCGTGATTCAGTCGGACGGCTCCCGAGCCGGCGACCTGCTGTATCAACTCTTCAAAGAGACCATGCGCGTGAAGGACGGTGCCGCGTTCCGGGTGGTGTTCGGTGGCTGACCCGCTGCTGTTGGAGGTCGGTCTAGGGGCCGGCGACTGGGCGAACATCTCCGACCGGATCTACGACCGGTCGGAGATTACGATCACGCGCGGGCTGAGCAGTGAGGACGGGAAAGCCGGCCCGTCACAAATGCAGCTCTCGCTGAAGAACGATGACGGGGTGTTCGCCGTGCGCAACCCGACATCGCCGCTGTGGGGCCTGCTCGGGCGGAACGCTCCCATTCGCCTGTCCTACGGCCGCGGTGCGTACGGGCTGGTGCTGACGCGTGCCGGGAACGGCAACCTGCGGACGTTGGACAATGCGCTGACATCGATCACGGGTGACATCGATGTGCGGATAGATCTGGAGCTGTTGCCGGAGACGGACGGCGACGGGTCATGGAAGTGGCCTACGGCCGGCTTTGACCTGTGCTCGAAATGGAATTTCTTCCCCGGCGAGCTGTCCTGGGCGCTGCTGCTGATCGGCGGGATTCTCACCCTGCGGTGGTCGTCGGACGGCTCCAACGGGCTGTCGGCTCAGGCGACCACGGCGCTCTCCGGCCCGGACAAGGGGCGGCGAGCGCTGCGCTTCACGCTGGACGTGGACAACGGCGCGGGCGGGCGCACCGCCCGGTTCTACCAAGCGCCCACCATCGCCGGCCCGTGGACGCAGGTCGGCACGGACGTTGTGCAGGCTGGTGTGACCAGCATCTTTGACGGCACCGCGAACAACCGGCTTGGTGCCGGCGCTCAGGCGAACGCGTGGACCTGGGGCCGCTCGGGACCCGTCACGGTCTATGACTACCAGATCAGGAACGGAATCAACGGCACCCTAGTTGCCGACCCGCAACCACAGGGGCAGCCGCTGGACCCGGTTCCGTTCGCGTCGTCCTCATGGACCGATGCCCAAGGCAACGGCTGGTTTCTGCAGGGCTCCGCCGACGCTGCCCGGATCTGGTATGGGGACGTTGACACCCGATTCACTGGCGAGCTGGCGGCGCTGCCGAACAGGTTCTCTGTGGGGCTCCATGACAAATGGGTGCCGATCACCGCGAACGGCGTACTTCGTCGGTACGGGCAGGGAAAAGCTCCCACCGCATCGGGGCTGCGGGACTTCACGCTGGCGGAGTCACGGGCCGGCGCGCTGCAGTCGTACTACCCGCTGAGCGGTGCCGAAGGCACGACGTACAGCCTCAATCTCGGGCGGACGTACTACCTGCAGACGAAGTTCTACCCGGTCGGGGTGAGCGGCGTTTCCCCGGTCGTCAAGTACGGCGTAGACCTGGGGTCGGATGCCCTAGGCACCGGTCTGGAAATCAACGCCACGGGCGTGTCCTATCTCCACGGGGAGGTAGGAACCGGGTATCAGAACGTGGCGTTCGACTTCGTGTTTCAGTCCGCGGGGCTCGGTGTGCTCACCGCACAGATTCAGGATTACAACCTGAACCTATGGGCGGTGACGCTGAACACCAGCACCGACGACGGCACGGCGCAGGTGTCGTTCACTGACCCGCAGGTTGGGCCGATCGGGTACGCGGCAACGGCCGTGCTCCCCGAGCTGCAGGACGGGGGCGTGCACACGTGCCGGCTGCAGATCACGACCACGGGGAGTGACTCCGCCTACAAGCTATTCATTGACGGCGTACAGGTTGCTTCCGGCAACAATACCGGGTACGTCATGCAAGGGCTCTCGGTGTTCCGGCTGTTCTATAGCCGCTACGTGAATCAGACGTACGTCAACGTGGGGCACCTGACGGTGTGGGCGAACAGCAACGCGGCCAACATCCCCGCGGCGAGCGATGTAGCCGCGGCGGCGTTCGGGTACGCCGGGGACACGGCGGCGGACCGCATGACGCGCGTAGCCACAGACGGCGGCATCCCGCTGACGATCATCGGTGACCCCGCGGACACCATGCTGATGGGCACGCTGAACAGCGAGCCGCGGCTAGATCAGATCCGGGATGCAGAGAGCACGGATCTAGGCATCCTGCACGAAGCGCGCGACAGCGTGTCCCTGCTCTACCGGACCCGGCGATCCATGACCGGGCAGGACCCGACACTGACCCTGGCGTTCGACGGTGGGCAGGTGATGGAGCCGCTGGAGCCGCTGGACGACGACCAGCTAACTCGCAATGACGTGACCGCCAAGCGGCGCAACGGCGGGGAGGTCCGACAGACCCTGACGACTGGGCGCATGTCCACGCAGGACCCGCCCAACGGCGTGGGGCTGTACGACGACGAAGTGACGGTGAACGTCCAGACCGATGCGCTGTTGGTGGGGATCGCTGCGTGGCTGGTGAACGCCGGCACGGTGGACAAGGCTCGATACCCGTCCGCGTCGGTGGAGCTGGGCGCGCCGGACGTGGACGCCACGACCGCGGCGCAGGTCTACGCCACAGACATTGGCGACCTGATGCGGATCACGGGCGCGGCCGGCATCGGTGAGTACGACGACATGGACCTGTTGGTGGTCGGGTACACCGAGACGATTGGTCAGGTGCTGAAGAACGGCAAGCGCAAATCGCTATTCACGTTCGTCTGCCGGCCCGCTGAGCTATACAAGGCAGCTCGGTACGGCACCGCGCGGTACGACACTGGCGGCACCACGCTGACCAGCGCAGTTACCGCCACCGCCACGTCCATGTCCCTGACCACCGCGGCCGGCAAGGCGCTGTGGACCACCAATCCCGCCGCGTTCCCGCTGGACCTATGGGTGAACGGCGAGCGAGTCACGGCTACGGCGATCACGGGCGCTACCTCTCCACAGACAGCCACGGTCGTGCGCTCGGTCAACGGAGTAGTGAAGGCGCAGCCGGCCGGCGCTACCGTCCGGCTGTTCGACACCCCGAGATACGCACTCTGAAAGGTGGATAGTTGCTATGGGCAAGAATGCTGGGGATATCGTAGAGGCTCCCGGAGACCCGCAGGTGCAGGTATTCACCGCAAACGGCACTTGGACCAAGCCGGCCGGCGCGCGGGAGGTCATGGTGGAGTGTGTCGGCGGCGGCGGCGGCGGCGGCGGCTGTCTGCAAGGGGTCGGGCAGCAGGTGGAAGCCGGCTACGGGGGCGGCGGCGGCTACGTCCGGAAGCTCTTCCTAGGCTCCGCACTCGGTGCCACGGAAGCGGTCGGTGTCGGTATCGGTGGTGCTGGAGGCGTGGCCGGAAACAACGCCGGTTCCACGGGCGGCACTAGTTCGTTCGACAGCGTGAGCGCCACGGGCGGTCAGGGTGGGGCCGGTACCAATGCCACGTCCACGGCCACGAACGGCGGCATCGGAGGTGTGGGTGTCGGTGGTGATCTGAACGTGAACGGCTTCCCCGGCGCGAAGGGGCGCGTTGTGGCCGGCCTTGCCATGCTGACCGGCATCGGCGGCGGAGCTGGTCTAGGATTCGGCGGCGGCGCGCGGTCGCTCACCGCGGCCGGCACGGGCCTGACCGGGCAGCAGTACGGGGGCGGCGGGGGCGGCGCGTTCTCCGGTAACGGTGGAGGCGGCAACCAAGCTGGAGGCGCTGGCGCTGCTGGTGTGGTCGTGGTGACCACGTACTTCTGATGAGAGGCGAAGGGGACATGGCACCCGGTAGCTCACCTGACCAGCAGTTCGCCCTACTGGAGCGGCTGATCCGAATCGAGACGATCCTGAACGAAGGCAAGCATTCGGACCTAGACCACGAAGCGCGCATACGCCAACTGGAGTCCGAGCGGCACCCCGACCACGAGACCCGCCTAACTGACCTGAACACCCGTCTGCGCTCGGTGGAGCGTGCGGTGTGGGTAGCTGCGGGTGTCGCCGCGGCGCTCGGTGGGGCCGTGGGCGGTATCGTCGGACCGATGATTGGAGGCGGTTAGGAATGATGCTCACTGACCTGGCGGACGTGCTACGCGCGGCCGGCCTGAAGGTGCAGGAGATTGCCGGGTGGACGACCCGCGGCCACGGCCAGATGACGGACGTGGAGGCGATCATCTGTCACCACACGGCCGGCCCGAAGACAGGCAACTACCCATCGTTGGGTGTCGTCCGTGACGGGCGTGAGGACCTGGCGGGGCCGCTCGCTCAGCTCGGGCTAGCTCGGGACGGCACGTGGCTGGTGATCGCCGCGGGGCTGTGCTGGCACGCGGGCGTGGTGTTCGAGTCCTGGCAGGGCAACCCGCACGCTATCGGCATCGAAGCGGAGGGGACCGGTACGGACCCGTGGCCGACCGTGCAGTATGACAGCTACGTTGCCGGCGTGCGTGCGCTGCGGGCGCACTACGATGTACCGCTGTCACGCGTGCTCGGGCATAAGGAGGTCGCAAAGCCGCTGGGGCGGAAGAACGACCCCAACTTTGACATGGACGACTTCCGCGCGGAAGTTGCCAAAAGCAACGATCAGGAGGACGAACTCATGGGCGCACGTGAAGACATTCTCGCCTACCAGAAGGCGTGCACGATCCAGATTCAGAACAACACCCGGCAGCTTCTGAACAACGCGGTTGCCGGCATTCTCGACGGTGTGCAGAAGTACGCCGTTGCCGTGAACAACTTCACCCGGCAGACCGATGCCGGCTCGGATGCCGAGCGGGCGGCGGAGCTGGACAAGCTGAAGGACGAGCTTGCCGCCACGCTGGCGGAGGCGCTGAAGGCGGTGCCGGCCGGCATGGCGGAGCCGGGGGAAACGGCGTGAGGACGGCGAAGGCGGTAGCCGCGGGTGTGGCCGGCTTCCTT